TACCCCTTTGACAGTGTGTTTTCCTAATAGGAGCTAATCATAAGCCAATAGATCCCGCCACAATTCCTCTTGAAAACGGGAGTGATGGACTGCCATGGAACAATCCGGAAAGGCAGTAGCTTATGGACTTTATGGGAAGATTTGTGGGTGGTCTGCGTATTGATATAGATTCTCACCAGATGGAACTGACTGTACAGTGTGATCGGGACGATATCGGCCCGGAGTGGGATGATCTGAGAAAACATGAGAAGCTGGTCTTTACTGTAAAGCCATGGAAAAAGAAACGCAGCTTGGATGCAAATGCTTATTACTGGCAGATGGTGACAAAACTGGCGGACAAGCTCAACATTTCCAAGCCACACTTACACAATATTCTTTTGAGGCGGTATGGTCGTCGAGAGATTATGGACGGTCAAATGATATTTTTAGTTCTTCCAGATAATGACGAAGGAACCAGAAAAGCGGATGAATCCGAAACCTACCATATCTGTCCTACATCAGAAGTCAAGGTAGGGAAGGACGGGAAACTGTACCGTACCTATGTAATGCTGCGTGGATCAAGTACCTATGATACCGCAGAAATGTCTGCGTTGATTGATGGGCTGGTGTCAGAATGTAAGGAACAAGGAATTGAAACAATCCCGCCTCAAGAACTGGAGCGGATGATGGAAATGTACGAGAAGAATTGGAGAAAACGCCATGAAAAAACTGCATAGCGTGCTCACAGATGATCTGCACCACTGTATCATTACAGGAGATTGCAATGTTGCCATCCATCATGTATTTAACGGGCCGAACCGGTCCCTGTCAGAGAAATATGGCTTTCTGGTGCCGCTGCGCCCAGACTGGCACAATATGGCCTCTTACAGTGTACATATGGATCAGGTACTTGATGAAAGTTTGAAACGTAAGGCTCAAAAGTATTATGAGGAGCATTATGGAAGCCGGGAAGATTTCCGGCGGGAATTTGGAAAGAGTTACCTCTGATGGCGGGATAATATGTCACGATATTAAATGCCATCTGGTTATAAATGTCCTAAGACCGGCATGGCTGACCGTCTGCCGGTCGGGAAGGAGGTATATGGGAAAATCACAGAGAGAAAAAGGAAAGCGCGGAGAGCGGGAATTGGCCGGGATCCTGCGGGAATACGGTTATGACTGCCGCAGGGGCCAGCAGTATTGTGGGTCTGCCGGTGATGCGGATGTGATAGGCCTCCCGGGGATCCATATAGAGTGCAAGCGGGTAGAGAAACTGAATCTTCTGGATGCCGTATTGCAGGCAGTAAGGGACGCCGCTAAAGGACTTCTTCCCGCGGTATTCCATCGGAAAGACCGGTGCGAATGGCTGGTGACGATGCGTCTTGTAGACTGGATCCGGATATACAGGGAGTGGGAAGCAGGCAGGGAGATGGACAGTAGGTGAAAACATGAATTACATAGCCATGATCAATTCTTTCTGGGATTCGGCCACGACAAATCCGTTGTCTACAGGGCAGGTGTCGTTATACTTTGCGTTATTGCATGTATGCAACAGAAGCAACTGGACAGAGTGGTTTCAAGCGCCGAATCAAGTGCTGTCAGTACTGACGGGAATGAGCAGGTCAGGAATACTGAAAGCGAGAAATGAATTAAAACAAAGAGGGCTGATTGATTTCCGGGAAAGGGGAACCAAAACGACTGTGTACTGTATCACTATAGCAAATAGTAAGCAAGTTGGTACGCAAGATGGTGTGCAAAACAGTAATCAAAACAGTATGCAAGATGGTGTGCAAAATAGTAGCACATTATATAAACATAAACATAAACAAAAACAAAACAATAAGAAAGATACTAACGTATCAAAAGAACCCACCGATCCGTCAAAGGTGAAACATAAGCGCGGTGAATACGGTCATGTCCTGTTGACGGACCAGGAGCTTGAAAAACTGACCGGCGAGTACGGAACTTCCCTGACCACGGATGCTGTCCGGTACCTGGACGAGTATGTGGAAATGAAGGGGTACAAGCACAAGAGCAGTTACCTGGCTATCAGGAAGTGGGTCATTGACGCCGCAAAACGGGAGAGGAGGGAAAAAGGTGGATGCTTTGGAGAAGATGATAAGCCGGATAAGAGCAGAGCGGCAGGAAACTATCTTGAAGATGCCGGGGAAGATTTCACAGGGTTCTGAATGCCCTGAATGTCATGGGACCGGCTGGGTGTACTGGCGCGATGCGGAAGGCATAGAGTATGGGTGTCGGTGTGAGTGCGGTCTGGTAGAACGCCAGATCATGGAGCGCAAGCTGTCTTTCGCCAATATCCCAGAGGCTTTTGCAGACATGGAGCTCAATACATTCTGCCTGGACGTGTACCGGAAAGAGGACAGCAGGAAAACCATAAGGCAGGCGTGTGCAGCGGTCAAATACTATCTGGATAACCTGGAGGACATGAAAGCTGCCGGAATGGGTCTGTACCTGTACTCTGATACAAAAGGGTCAGGGAAAACGAGGATGGCAGCAAGCATAGCCAACGAACTGATACGCAGGTACCGGATGCAGGTCAGGTTCTCCGGATCCATGCGGATCGTCCAGGAGATCAAAGCGACCTGGGATGACCGGGACCGGAAGGAAAGTGATCTTCTGGACGCTCTGGCAACGGTGGAAGTGCTGGTGATCGACGACTTCGGGACAGAGATCCCCAAAGACTGGATAGGGGAGCGCTTTTATGCCATTATCAACGGGCGGTATCAGGATAAGCTGCCTACGATTTTTACCAGCAATTCCAGCCTGGAGGATTTGAGGTATGATGAGCGGATTGTAAACCGGATGAAGGAACGCACTTATCAAATCCCGTTCCCTGAAGAATCAATCCGAGATGTCATAGCGGCAGAAAACCGGAAGAACCTGATTTCAGGGATACAGAAAATGAGAAGATAAAAAATGAAAGGAGCTGGAACCTCCGGCCGGGGTAATGCTATAGCAGGTTCCTTTCAGAAAAATGGAAAAGAAAGAATTAACTACAGAAGAGTGGAAGACCGAAAAGAAGAAAAAGAAAGCGCAGATGACCGCCATGCAGGCCCTGCCTTACGAGGTAAAGGTGAGAAGAGCAGAGCTGCGGGCCCGAGAGTACATAGACAAGCTGGATGAAATGGGGCTGAATGCCCATGTCAGTGTGGGTGGGCTGGACAGCATTGTGCTCCTGATGTTCCTCCAGAAGATTGGGATTGATGTTCCAGCTATATCTGTATCAGCTTTGGAGGATAGAAGTATTCAGAAGATACATAGGGACTTGGGAGTAATATCTATCATGCCAGGGAAGCCCAAAGTACAGATTTTGCAGGAATATGGTTTCCCAGTAATCTCCAAGAAGATTGCAGGCCGGATTGATACGCTACAGCATCCCACAGAGAAGAATAAGACGGTCCGCCATGCAATTATTACAGGCGAGTGTGGAGCTCAGGGACATTATGCCAAGAAGAGTCGAATGAAAATGCCGCAGAAGTGGCTGGAGCTGTTTGCAGGTTATGAGAACGATAATGAGGGAGTAAATTACCAGATAGCCCCATTTTTGGTATCGAATAAGTGTTGCCTGTACATGAAAGAACAACCGTGTGAGAAGTGGGCAAAGAAACATAGCAGCCGGCCATTTTTGGGACTGATGGCATCGGAAGGTGGCCAGAGAGAAGAGGCACTTACAGAACACGGCTGCAACTATTTTGGCAAGGGAGTAATCCGATCTGCGCCATTTGCCCCGTTCCTGCGGCAGGATTTGTTGCAGCTGGCTCTTGATCTGAATGCTCCAGTACCGGAGATTTACGGGGAGATTGTCAGAAAAGTGGATGGAACCCTATACACCACAGGGGCACAGAGAACTGGATGCAGTATGTACGGATTTGGAGTCCATATGGAGAAGAGGCCCCACAGGTTTGACCAGTTGCGTGTAAGAAATCCTAAGGAATGGGAGTTCTGGATGTACCGCTGCTGTACGGATCCGGAGACTGGCGAAAAGTTTGGTTGGGGCCGGGTGCTGGATTACATTGGAGTTGAATGGGAAAACGTACCAGACGGCGTAGATCTGCCTGGGCAGATGGATTTCTTTGCAGATGGATTCATTTGAGAAAATTAAGTTTTGAGAAAGGAGACCGGAGCGGTGGCCACCGTAATGGGATATCCCGGCTCTTTCTGGA